GGCCAGCAGCACGCTGATCCCGCCGCAGTTCCAAGGGCAGCAGGGGTTCGCCAACTGCTTGGTTGCGCTTGAGATTGCGAACCGGATGCGGATGTCACCCTTCCAGGTGATGCAGAACCTGCACATCATCCATGGGCGCCCATCGTGGAGCAGCCAGTTCATCATCGGCCTGATCAACGGCTGCGGCCGCTTCAGCCCGCTGCAGTATGAAGTGACAGGTCAGGGCGACTCTTTGGCCTGCACCTGCGTCGCCACCGAGCTGGCCAGTGGCAAAGATTTGCGCGGGCCAACCGTCACGATGGCGATGGCCAAGAAGGAAGGATGGGCAACGAAATCTGGCAGCAAGTGGCAGACCATGCCGGATCTGATGATCAGGTACAGGGCCGCGGCTTTCTGGGGGCGGCTTTACATCCCTGAGTTGTTGGTCGGCATCCAGACGCAGGAGGAAGTAGTTGACATTGAGCCGGTGACGGTCAAGCCTGAATTGCCGAAGACCAGCCTGGATCAGTTGAACGCTGCGATCGCTCAGCCTGAGCCCGAACCTGTGGAGGTGGTGACTGATGAACTCTTCTGATTTTTTGACTGATGTGCAGTTGGCTGCACGATGGCAAGTTCACCGGCAGACGCTGCTTAGGTGGCGCCGGCAGGCAACTGGGCCAGCCTATGCGCGCATCGAAGGGCGCGTGCTCTACCCATTGGCCGAGGTGGAGCGATACGAGCAGGCCAACACCATCACTCACGACTGACCCATGACCTTCAAAGCAAACGGCGCATTGTTTAGGAACACCGAGGAAAAGCTGCGCGCGCGGCTGAAGGATCGGTTCGACCCGTCCAAGAACTATCCGATGTATGACGGCGTAATCAGCGTGCCAGCTGATCAGGCGTATGCGATGGCTAAGTACTTGATGGATGCAAAGCCGAACGAACGCGATCAGATCCCGATGCGGATCAGCGGCTGGCGCAAAGAGCCACAGGGCGGCGGCGATGCCTATGTATCGATGGCGATCGAGCCCGACTACAAGACGCAAAAGGCGATCGAGGAGTCGGCACCTGCTGCGGCTGAGAGCCTGGCGGCTGCTACCGGCGGCGTGGTGGTTCAGGCTGACGTGTTCTGATGCAGCAGCATCAGCTCCAGGCGTGCGATCTCATGGACCGCCGCCTGGAGCATTTCCTGCTGGCGGTAGGTCTGCCTAAGGAGCTGGGCGGCAAGCTGCCCGGCTTTGCCATTGGCTTCAAGCATCCGGCAGTCACCTTCCAGCTTGAACAGCTTCTCAGGGGCGATCTCGACCTGCAGCCATTTTCCGAAGTCCATCGAATCGGGGCAGTTGCCCCATGTTGCCCATGAAATGCCCCCAATGCGGTGCCGGCCGCTTCTATGCGGTGATCACCAACAACGTCTACGAGAACCAGACGGTGCGAAAACGGCAGTGCCGCCAGTGCAAGCATGTGTGGTTCACGGTCGAGCTGCCGGTGAGCCGGTACGCCATCGGTTACAGCCATGAGCACATGAACAAGCCGGTGCTGCGGGTGCCGGTGGAGCTGGCTGCTGAGGTGACGCCAGGCGGCCTTGCTGATGCGCCGGATTAAGAACTGTTACAGCCCCCTAGCGTGCACTGCCGGCGGTGTCCCATACTGTGTGCACGGCCGACGAGGCCACCACCCACCCCGCCACGTCATGCTCACCATCACCGCCTTTGTGATCTGGAAGCTGCTCCTCCCGCTGCTGGTGCTGGTCGCCATCATCGACTGGCTGACCGCTTCCGACGATCGCCGTGTTCTCATCCTGCGTCGCGCTGGTCTCACCCAGCAGCAGATCGCAGATCGCCTCCACCTCACCCGCTACCGCGTCCGCCGGACGCTCGCATCATGATCACCAACCGCTTCTGGAATCGCGTCGGCCTGCTTGTGCTGATGTTCATGCTCTACGGCATCGGCATCGCTGCCGGCCGTGATCAGGCCACGCTGGCCCACCACCAACACCCTGCGTGCCATCCGGGGTTGAAGCCATGACTGACGCCCCTGAGCTGCGCCGCTTTTACTTCACTATCCGCGACGCCAACGTGATCGAATGCATCTGGGCGTACAGCCTGACGGATGCCAAGGCCAAAGCAGCCACTGACTGGTTGCCGTTCTGGGACGAGATGGAATGGATCGACCCGCAACACATCGCCCGCACCATCGATGGATAATGTTTGCCTTCAGTGGGATGACCAGCAGCAGGGCCGCTACGGCGACGGCATTAGCCGTCCGAAGCCCAAGGCCCGCACACGCGAGTTCAGGCTGCTGGTGTTCAAGCCCGGCTCCCAGCCGATGACATGGATCACCCGCGCCGAGACGAAACGGCACGCGATCAAATACGCGCAGGCTCGCTGGCCCGGCTCTGAGGTAGAGGTGGCATGAACTGCTACCGCGTCACCTTGGCGATCGATCAGGTTGAGCTGCTGGCACCGAACGCGGCCACCGCTGCGCTGAGCGCGATGGAGCTGTACCCAGGCCAGCAGGTGCTGAGCGTGCTGCTTCAGCCCGACTGGGAAGACGATGACGATGACCACCCATCACTGACCGCTGCAGAGCGGAACCCGAGCCTGCGATGACCCATCGACCCACCTTCATGGCGATCACCAGCACCGGCGGCTATATCGGTCGCATCTTTTGGCAAAACAGCGGCGTTCACCCTGACTTCCCACGTTGGGGTGAAGTCCATGTCATTCCCAATCCTTGCATCACCACTGATGCGTGGGGCGTCTGGGCTGGCACGTTCCCTGTCATTCAACAGATCATTAACTGGCGGTTTTATGACTGACCACATCCGCGCCAAACTTGAAGCGCTCATCAGCGATTCGGGCATGTTCAATGCCGGTCAAGTCGAGGAACGGCTGCGGCTGTGCGCCTTGATCGATGCACGGCTCGACCAACTGGCTGGGCTGCCCAGTCACCCGCACATCTCGGCACGCCGGGAAGAACTGCTTACGATCCGCCAAGCCATGCACCCACACCAATGAACCGGGTTCAACTCGACCAGCAACGCGCCGACATGCTCGAGGCGCTCTACCAAGCCAGTGGCCGCACCTGCTGCACCTATACCGGTCTGTGGGAGGAGTTCACCCTGGACCTGGGCGCCAACTTCCGCGACACCAATTACGCCGAACTCCATGCCGCGTGTGTGCTGGCGATTGGCGAAATCGAGAGCCATCTGGCTGACAAGCACGCGCAGCAGTGCATCCATGTGTGCCGACAGTTCTTGCTCGGTAAGTGGGGCAATGGCTAGCCCGCGCATACCAACGCAGCGCGGTCGCAACTTCACGGTCAACATCCGCATGAGCCGCGAGGAGATCGAAGCTGCCCGCAAACTTGGCGGCGGCAACATCAGCCAAGGTTTTCGGCAGGCGATCCGTTACGCGACCGAGCGCGACCTTAAGCCGGTGAAGCTGGCCACCATGCTCCGCTCAGCGGCTGTGCTGGCGCAGGACCTTGAAGATGCCTGTCAACAGTTCAAGTCTGACGCCATGAGCCGCGTCAGACGCGCTACCACCAAACCATGATTCTCTCTGACACCGAAATCGAAGACCTGATCGCCACTCAGGGGATGGTGCAGGGCCATGACCCAGAGCTGATCAATCCAGCCAGCTTGGACTTACGGCTTGGCAACCTGATCATGCTCGAGTCAGTCCAGAACCACCAGATGATCCCGCTCGAGATCAGCCGGTACACGCCAGAGCACCCTTATCAGTTGGTGCCTGGTCAGTTTGTGCTGGCCCAGACGATCGAAACCTTCAATATGCCCGAAGATGTGGCCGGCCTGTTCTTCCTGAAGTCGAGCCGCGCCCGCGAAGGCTACGAGAACCTCCACGCCGGCTATGCCGATCCTGGCTGGCATGGCAGCACGCTCACGCTCGAGCTCAAGAACGCGCGCCAGCTGCAATCGCTGCCGATCTGGCCCGGTTTGAAGATTGGCCAGATGGTGTTCTTCCGCATGAGCCAGCGGCCAGCAGTTAGCTATGCCGTCACTGGCCACTACAACAACGACCGGCTTGCCACCGCCTCGAGGCAGTTCGATGTCTGATCCCGTCAACCAGCCCGACCACTACCGGCAGGGCGAGATCGAATGCATCGACGCGATCCAGGCGGCGCTGACGGCTGAGGAGTTCCGCGGGTTTTGTAAAGGGAACTTGATGAAGTACGCCTGGCGTGAACGGCACAAAGGAGGCAATGAATCCTTAATGAAGGCCCAGTGGTACCTGGCCCGTTTGCTTGGCACCATGAGCCAATGAACGACCACCACCTGCCAGGTCTGACCTTCCTCGAGCGGCTGGCGGTCGCGATGCTGGTCCGCAGCCCTCGCACCAGCTTGGTGATGGTGAAGGAGCACGACGCCCTTGAGGTGTTCGTCGCAGCGGATCAATCGGATCCGGTAGCGCGGGCCATCATGAGCGGCGACGGTGAACCGGCGTCGATGCTGCTTGAGCGGTTGTATCACGCGCCCAGCTACGGCGAACCGGAATGATCACGTTTTACGGCGGCCGGTTGCTTCTCTTCTGCGATCGCGCCGACCGTACCTGGCACGCGCGTGTGGTGTTAGGGCCCAAGCCTGAACATCAGTTCGAAGCCGACACCGGCGCCATCCGACTGCAGGATGCGATGCTGCGTGCGCAGTCCATCTATCAAATGGCGTGCGCCAACATCCGACCAGCCGGGGCGGTGCCGATGTGTTGGGACTGCGTGCAATGGGAAGCGACGCGGAATCGCTGTAACCTGCAGTTTCCTGAAGCGCGGCAGACTGGCGGTCGATTTGCGGCACGCTGCGCCATGTTCACGCCTGATCGGTGAACCATGCCGCGCGAATGGGCGACGCCAACCCGTGAACCGTGGTGCCCGTTGATCCGTGATCTGCTGCACGCGATCGACCGGCATAACGGTCTGTATTTCGCGACGGGTGACCGCTGGCACCTCGAGCGGGCCCAAGACCTGCGTCAGTATGTGATCAGCCTGAAGGACTGGATTCGCCGCCATGAGTGAGCCGGTTTGCGTGAGCCGCATGGATCGCGACGGCGGCTGGATCGAAACGCTGGAACCTGCTGGCGGCGGCGAGCTGTATTACCGCAGCTGCGCGCACGGCATGTGCCGATACTCGAGCGACCTCTGGCAGGCTGAACTGTACCTTGATCATCTGCTGGCCCGATGAGCAGTCTTGCCG